ATGCCTAGCTGGAACGAAGTCCTAGCGGAGATTAACGCCAAGGCGGCGCAGCATCCGATCGACCAGGTGCGGCGCGACTATCTGCGCCGGCTGGCAGATCATACCGGGCGTAACGTCATCGCCTACTATTCCGGCTGGCTGTCACAGCCGCAATATCTCCAGGCACACAGCATCACCGACGAGGATAAGAACGCTTTCATGGCGACTATCCACCGCATGGAGCGCGCACGAGGTCTTGATCTGATCCTGCATACGCCGGGCGGTAACTTGGCCGCCGCCGAGTCGCTGGTGGATTACCTGCGGCGCATGTTCGGCACGAACATCCGCGCCATCGTGCCACAGATCGCGATGTCGGCAGGCACCATGATCGCCTGCGCGACACGGGAAATTATCATGGGCAAGGAATCCAATCTTGGCCCGATCGATCCGCAGTTCAACGGCTTGCCGGCCAGCGGCGTGATCGAGGAGTTCAAGCGTGCAATCGCCGAGGTCAAGAAGGATCCTGCGACGATCCCCGTCTGGCAGGCGATCGTCGGCAAGTATCCTCCATCGTTCCTCGGCGAATGCGAGAAGGCGGTCGAATGGTCGGAAAAGATCGTCGCCCAGTGGCTGGCCGACGGCATGCTCAAGGGGCGCCGCAACGCCAGCGCGCTCGCGGCTAAGGTCGTCAAGGCATTTTCCGACCGTTCATCCACCTTCAATCATTCCAGGCATCTCAATATCGATTATTGCGAGAAAAGCGGCCTTGTCATCCGGCGGCTCGAGGATGACGCAACGCTCCAAGACTTGGTGCTCACCGTGCATCATGCCTACATGCATACGTTCTCAATGACGCCGGCCGTCAAGATCGTGGAGAACGACTCTGGCATCGCCCTAGTCAGGCTGCGTGGACAAGCGCCAACCTGACCTCTCGAACACATTCCACTACGCCCGCCAGTCATAGCGACTGATCATCGGTACCAACTCTCGCTGCGCCCCTTTCGCCAGGCACCAGAAAGCAATCAGCCTCTCCCCGGTCATGTGATTGGGTTCTCTTCCCTGCTTGTAGCTGATCAACGTCGACTTTGGGATGGCAACCTGGACCTCCAGCGCATAGAGGCTGAAGCCAAGACGCTTCAGATCGTCCAGGATGCGGAACCAATCGACGCGAAGATCGTCGGCCTGGATCATGAAGCCAGGCGGTCGATGTCCTCTTCAGTGAGTCCTGCCTCGGTGCAGCGCCGCTCTTTCTCGGCAACCTCGCCCTCGCTTGCTCTGATCGCCTCTTCATACCTGCCGATGTCCGCGTCGATGCGCTCCGGCGATCCATTCCAGGCCATGCCCTTTCCGGACTTCTGTCGTACCGCATTCAACAAGCGCAGCGCCTCCCGTTCTGCGTCGAGCACCATCCGCGACAGCGAAAGGGCGCGCGCCAGCTCGACATGGCTATCCGGGTTTGCCTTTACCGGCTCAACCAGAAACCGGCGTTCCATTCTCTCCAGGCGTCGCCGCCAATCCTTGATCGCCATCATCAGCCCTCTACTGTCCGTTCCAGTTGATCGATGCGCTTCTCGACGATGCTGACCTCGATCATCTTGCCGATCTGGCCGAGCACATAGACGAAGCTGCAACCTTTTTTCACGTCCAGGCTTCCACCGCGCATCTCGCGGTAGACGCGCGCCATCTCGACACGCACGTCGTCTGCCGTATGGAGTCTGATCTTGTGGGGGGTAGTGGAATCGGCGAGCACTGTCGTCTCGCGGCTTTCCTCCCGTTTCGGCATCCTCCCTGCGCCCCTTACCTGCCAGCGGCCGAAGCGAGATTTGGCGCGCGATCTGGCGCGACCCGGCCCGGTTCCCACCAGAACCGCTGCCCCCAGTCGTCGCGCGCCCGATCCCGCATGTTCGATAGATAGCCGGGACTCAGATACTCCTGCATCTCGTGGAAGAACATGTGGTCGAGCGCGGCCTTGCCATACCATAGGTTCACGAATGGCAAGTTCTGCCGACTGAAGCGCAGCAGCTCGGCGCCGGCATTCGTTCGCCGGCCCTTCATCATCTCGCCGAGGTTGCCGGCGGTCAGATTCGCCAGGTCGAACGCCGTCCCGAAGATCGGCCCGCCCAGGGTGCCGGCCCAATTCGGCACGCCGCCGCGATTCTGCCCGCCCATGCCAGTGTAGAGGAGGTCGCCATAGATGCCGGCACCGCCGCCCTGTACGAAGGCCGCCGCCCAGAACTTTGGGTCTGTCATGTCGCGCGGGTCTTTGCCGTCCTTCATGTCCTTCGACTGCAAGGACAGGGCGCCAAACATCGTCACGCCCAACATGAGCGAGGCAGCATAGCCGACCGCCCCCATGCCGCTATCCATCTCGACCGCCCGGCGCAGGTGCCGCGAGATCATCGCCAGGGGGAAGGACTTGAACAGCGCCAAGGAACGCAAGAACTCGCCTTCGACGGTGCCCTTCTGGGTGCTGCGCGTCACCGCAGCCCGCGTCATCAGGTCGGGAGCGACGACTGCATATTCCGACTCGTCGCTGATGAAGCCGAGCAGCTTCGCGGTCGCCTGATCGCGCAGCATCGTCGGCTTGCCCATCGCGGCCAGCGCCTCGTCGGGAATCGCCCGGATCGTCTCCGGCGTCAGCATGGCACTGCCCCGCCAACTCTCCGGCTGCGCGAGCTGCCAGACTCGCCAGTCCGCCTCGCTGATGCCCTTGGCCTCAAGACGGCCCCGATCCGAGGCTTCCAAGCCCGCCCAATCGACGCGCGAGAGCTTGCCGAGGGAACCCATCATCGTCACCGAGAAACCGCGCCTGAGGGCGTCTGTCCAGGCTTGCAGCAGGGACAGGCGCATGGTCATGTTCGCCAGGCGAGCCGTCCAACCCTGCCCGATATTGCCCTCGGCCCATCGGTTCATGTCGGAGATCACCGAATCGGCAACCAGGCCGACCCGGTTCGCGTAGTCGGTTGATTCGCTGCCGAAGGCGCGGATCGTGTTGGTGAAGGTGTCCCAGAGCGGCAGCCGGTTGATGTGCGCCGTCAGGAATAGCGTCGGCACGTCCGAGAACGAAGACAGCATGGCCTGCTGCAACTTCGCCGCCACGGTGTAATTCCGCATACCCTGAGCCACGTCGCCGAGCCGCTGATGCACGGTCTGTGCGCTGTAGCCCGACAGCACGTTCCAGGCATCCTTCGCGCGGATCAGCAGCGGCCCGACGAACTTCTCGCCGCCGTCCGCCTTGATCGCCGTGTCGTTGAGCTGGCGGAACAGATGCTCCGGGTTCGGCCCGAACTGCTCGACGAGGCCGATGTCGCGCGCCAGCTTTCCGACATGCCCCTGCATCGCATCGAAGACGCGCCCCTGGCCGTAGCGCTCCATGTAGGCCAGATAGCTGTCGGCGTCCTTGAAATGAATCTGGCGCGACTCGTTGCCGCGGTTCGCGCGCATGCCGTTGCCGGCGAACTGCCCGGGCTCCAGCTTGTTGAGGCCATCCGTGGCGATGGTCTCGTGAGCCGAGCGCAGGAAGGCCGACAGCTCGGCATCGTTCATCGCTGTGCCGTCCGCCTTCAGGTAGCGCGAGCGGTCGAGCAGCGGCATGACCTCTGCCCCCCAGGCATCGGCACCGGCCTCGCGCACCGCTGCGGCATGGTGCGGCTGCGGCAGGTAGCCATAGTCGAGCTTGCCCACGTCTCCGCCGGAACGATTGAAGCGTTGCCGCATCTGCTCGACCGTCGATAGCCAGGCCTTCGCCCCCTTCGCCGCAACCTCGTTGCCTGTCGCTTCGCCGAATACCTCGCGCACGAAGTCCCGCACCGCGGCCGGGTTCTCCAGCCAGCCGAAGAAATGCGGCTCGGCAGCGTGCAGGGCATCCATCAGCGCCGAGAAGTTTTCATGCTGCACTCCCTTGGCGTAGACGTCGGCCTGCTCCAGCACCTTGACCACGGCCGTGGCGGCAGGCTTGTCCGCCTCTCGGGCCTGCCCCATGCGCTCGAAGGCCTTCGAGGTCGCCAGCACCTGCAGGGCGACGCGCTGCGCCTTCTTCGCCTGCTCGGCAGTGAATTCCTCAGCGGCAGACTTGCCGGCAGCAGCAAGCCGGTCGGCCGGCGACATCGCCCGCCAGTCGTCTGGGTTCTCGCGGGCGAGCTGGCGCATGTTGCGCTCGATGCGTTCCTCGATGCCCTGGATTTCGGCTTGCTTCAGCTTCCGGCCGACCGCGTTCTGCACGGCCTCGATGCACTGCGGTTTCATGGCGCCGCCCCCTTCCCCTTGATGTAGCCCTTGCCGATCTGCACGGCGCCGCTGAGTGCCGATCCGGCCGCGTTGAAGTAGCTGGCGGTCTCGGCGTTGTCGCCGGAGATACGGAAGCCCTGCGCCTGGGCATTGAGCTGGTCGGATTTCGACTTGCCGGTCAGGATCGTCGTCCAGGCATCCTCTTCGGCGCTGCCGTAGATGCTGGCATTGATGTCGACCGGCGTGCCCTCTCCGACATCGACGCCAGAGCCAGCAAGGGCGGCGCGTGCCTGACCGGCTTGCAGGCGTGCCGCCTTCCTGATCTTGTCGGCGTGAATCTCGGCCGCGTCGCGCTCGGCCTTGGCGTCGGCTTCGGCCTGCGCCGCCTGGTAGTTGGCGTAGTCCTTCTGTTGCTGGCCCTGCTGAAGCGCGCCGAGCGTCGATACCGCCGTCGAGGCAATCGACATCATCATCAAGGTTGCTGGATCACACATCGCTGTTCCCTCCTGTCTATCAGTGCCGATCCGTCTCGGCGTTCGGCGCCACTCCTGGCCGCCACCCATACGCTTGCCCAATCCGGCCGAAGCCTGCCCGCTCTATCGCACCGGCAAACGCCGCAGCGAAGCCGCCGCCGAGCATGATGATTTCCACGCATGACGCGCCCTGGCCGACGGCCCATTCCTGAAACGCCATGACCAGCATGTCCCCGACCGCCCCGTCGCGGTATTGCGGCATGAGATATACGGCGAACGGCATCACGACCAGCTCGGACGAGAACCAGCGCTCGACCGCCATGCCGCTGATAAGGCCGATGGCCTGCTGCCCATCGCGGGCGACGAGCACGCAACCTGACTCGATCAGGAACATGAACATCGCCCCCGCCTTGTCGGCGCTGAAGTCCTGATCGCCGCCGGCGAACTCGTCGGCCCAGAGCTCGCAGAGGGCAATGAAGTCCCGCAGATCGTCGCCCCGCGCCGGGCCTACGCTGATCCCCGCCGTCGTGCCAGCGCCGACTTTTTCGGGTTTCCGGTCAGTCATCGGCGATACCTCGCGCACGGTTGCCATGCCGGGCTGCATCGCGCGACGACGCTCGGCCGGCTGCGGCGAGTTGCTGGCGGATGTTCGGCCCGGCGTAGCTGCCAAAGGTCATTTCCTCCGGCAGGTAATGCAGCGTGATGTCGCCGAGCGGCCCGTTGCGGTTCTTGCGCACCAGCAGCTCCGACACGTTCTGCCACTCCGGCGCATCGCTGTAGAGGTTTTCCCGATGCAGCATGGCGATCAGATCGGCGTCCTGCTCGACCTCGCCGGAGTCGCGCAGATCGGACATGAGCGGGCGCTTGTCCGGTCGGCTCTCGACGCCGCGATTGAGCTGCGCTAGGGCAATGATCGGGACTTGCAGTTCCTTCGCCAGCGCCTTCAGCCCGCGCGAGATGCTGCCGATCTCCTGGGTGCGGTTGGTATGCCCCGGCGCCGTCATCAGTTGCAGGTAGTCGATAATGACCAGATCGAGGCCATGCTTGCGTTTGACCTGGCGGGCCTTGGCCCGGACGAACCCGACCCCGATGGCGCCCTTGTCGCAGATGAAAAGCCGCTGCCGGTCAGCCAGGGCGAGCTGCTCGACCATGCGATCCCAATGCCTGTCGTCATTGATACCGGTTCGCATGACGTGCACCGAGACCTTGGCGCGCGCCGATAGCAAGCGCATGCCGATCTCCCGCGATCCCATCTCCAGGGTGAAGAACAGGACGGCATGGCCGTTGCGGGTCACATGGTCGGCGATGTTGCCGGCGAACATGGTCTTGCCGCACGAAGGCCTCGCCGCGACGACGACGAGCTGGCCGGGCTCAAGTCCGCCGGTCAGCCTGTCCAGATCGTGAAACCCGGTCGCCAGGCCGGCAAGCCCGCTGCCGCGTTGGCATCGGTCGTCAGCGTAGCTGATGGCCTCGTTGAACACGTCGACCAATGCTTTCGGCTCACTGTCGGAACGATCCGCCGCCTCTTCGAGTGCGGCCTCGGCATTGGTGATGAGCTGCTCGATCTCGCTGCCGGTCGCCCGGAAGCATGCCGCGTGCAGCTCCATCGCTGCCCCCTGCACCTGGCGCAACATGGCCTTGTCGCGCACGATCCGCGCATAGTGCGCGATGTTGGCGGCCGAGGGTGTCGCGTTGGCGATCTCGCCCAGGTAGGCCAGCCCGCCGGTCTGCTCGACCTGGTTGCTGCGCTCGATGGCATCGAACACGGTCACTACATCGGCCGGCTGCCCGGCTTCCAGCAGGCGCGCGATGGCGCGGAAGATGCGCCGATGATCGTCGCGGAAGAAGTCCCGCTCGGTAATGATGTCGGCGATTCGATCCCAGGCGCGACCATCGAGCAGCAGGCCACCGATCAGCGACTGCTCAGCCTCGATGGAGTGCGGGGGCAGCGCGGCGTCGATGGGGGCGTTCATGCGGCCTCCTGGTTGTCGTACTGGCCCTCGATGACCTTGGCGAAGTTCTCGGCCTTGACCAGCCACGGCAGGTTGCAGCCCTGCCACTTGCCATTGCGCCCGGTGAGGAAGTCGGAGCTGGCGACGTGGGCGAAGAACTTGGCGAAGAATGCCAGCGCATCATCGGCATTCGTGGCATACCGGGTGCCGTTGCGCTTCTTGGCGGTCAGCACCCATTTCCACCGTGCCCTCATGTTGTCTGCCCTGTGTCCATGCCATATCCTCGGTTGAGGAAGATCAGGCAAGTGCAGGGCATAGAGCTTGATCACTTCCTGATGTGGGCACGGCGGCAAGTGGTCAGCCGCAGGCTGAGCACTACAACTGTCGCCAGACAGTTGAAAGATTCCTGCTCTGTCTCTTTCTCTGTCTCCTTCTCCTTGCTTCGGAGGGGCTTCCAAGCCCCTTCCAACCCCCTTCGATGCCCCTTGCTTTTCGTCGGGCTGATTCCCGATGTCTGGAAGGTGGAAAGCCTCCCGGTATCTGGCGTGAAACCCGCGCAGAATCTGGCATTCCGGGAGTTGCATAAAGGCGCGGCGGATCGCTGGCACCTGGTTGTCGTTGGCCTTCAACTCGGCGCCAACCTGAAAACGGGCCATCTCATGCACCCAAACCAGCTCGCGGTCATGATCGTAGGTGCAGAAACCCTCTTCGACCACCCTTTGAAGCCCCTTTAAAGCCCCTTCGATGGTCAATCCGGTCTCGTGCGCGATGTACATCACGGGGCAATGGAAGACGCCGATCATCGTCGCGTGCGGGCTGGTCATCAGGTACAGGGCTACGATCTGGGCGTCGCGATCTCCGCGCAGCGCCTTGCCTGTCATGCCTATCCAGAACTGCGGGGAGAGCTTGGCAAACTCACGCATGGCTATGCCTCGCAGTGCGGATGCCGCCGCGCCATCGTGGCGGCGCGAAACTCATCCATGATCCGCTCTCTGTCGTCGAGTGCGAAGTCATGCAGGAACGCCCAACACCGCCCACCGCGGCCCCAGTAGATGATCGGCGCCTCGAGCTGGCGGGAAACGCTGTAGCGGCCGCGGATGTTGCCATAGCGCACCGGTGCATGGAACTGGCACAAGAGCGACGGTGCCCGATCAGGCGATTGCCTGGGCCAGCCGGCCGGGGTATGCTTCGCATGGATTCGCACTACCTGCGCCGCTTGGGGTTCCCGCCCGGCGGCGCTTTTGCTTTCTGCCATCACTGCACCTATCAGGCTGCAAGCAGTCTGCGAACCTCGCCGACGTTGAAGCGGGTCGCCCGATCCCCAAGTTTCTTAGCTGTCAGCTTGCCGGCCTTGACCATGCGCCAGACAGATGCCTCAGACATTCCGATCACCGTCGCGACCGTCCGGGCGGGTACATGCGCCGCATCAGGCAGCGCGTCAAAGTTTTCGGTGGACTCGTTGATTTTCGTAGCCATCGCTATCTCCTGTTTGATTGTCCGCGACGGTATGTCTTGGACTGCAACAGGCGCTAGGCTAGGTTTTGGCTTGCCAAAAGTAATCCGAGAATTTCTGACTATTTTCTCGGGGTCGGATGATAGTAGGCATCCTCGACCCACGCCGCTGACTTTCCGATCTTCTCTGCGGCTTCGTCGAATGCTGTCTTGGAGCCATCCTTTGAGGCGCGTGAAATTGGCAAGCCCTCTTCGCTCGCGCGAATCACAAGGTTCCTTGCGATGATGCGAAGAATCCTGTTTTCTTCATCATCAGCAAAGCGGGTGAGCGCATCGAGCAAATAACCGGGGGGCTTCTCACCTCTGCGCAGTCTGTGAATTGCCTCCTGAGCGGCATCAATAAGCCGCTTGCCGATCTGCTCAGATGCAACTGGATTGCGATCCAATGCCGGCCCGTTCTGACGCTTTACGGCAACTCTGCGTTCCTGTTTCTGCTTCGTCATCTTCACCTGCCGCTCGATCTCGGCGACGGTGCGCGCCAGCTCCGAAACCAGCGCCGTGCGGCCGTGCGCCTCGAACGCTTCGACCAAGGCGCGGTAATACCAGAGCGTTTGCGCCCCTGTCGCGTTGAAGCGATCCCACAGCGCCTCGCCGATCTCGCGATAGTCGGCCAGGATCGTGCGGGCGTTGTGCAGCTTGTCGGCTGCGGACACGAGCCGCACCGAGGCCGGCGCATCGCTCAGATGTTCGAGATAGGCTTCCTTGCGGGCCTGCCATGGCGGCTTCGGCGTCTGGTCGGTATCGGAGCAGGCGGCCACGATGTCAGCAACGCGATCGCCGAAGCGGCGCCGGATGTCTGCCAGCACGGGAGCGCCGCCGCAGTCCTCGACGGCATCGTGCAACAGCGCGGCTATCGCCTCGTCCTCATCGCCGCCGTAGTCGAGAACAATGCCGGCGACGGCCTGGACATGCGAGACATAGGGAATCGCCGTTCCCTTGCGCACCTGGCCGGCGTGCAGCTCGTGGGCAAGGGTCAGTGCAGCAGCGAAGCGATCCGAGAGCGCCATCGTCATTCCCCCATTCCGCTTTCCCACTCGCCGCGATGGATCAGGAAGAAGTCAGCCTCGGCGGCACGCCCGAAGAACCAGACCTTCGCCCGGTCATTTGTCAGTAGCCGTTGGAGCTCCGCGCGGGAAACCACCGCAGCCTGGTCGCCGTAGGTCTCCGGTTGTAGCGACACATCGCGCAGCGGCGCCAGATCGAGCAGTCGTGGCCAGTCGATGCCCTGATTGAACGTCTCCGCAGCGACGACGGAATACTCGCCGCCCCGCCAGCGGATCGCCACCACGTTCCAATCGAAGGCCATCGCCCCGCCTCAGCAGAACGACACGATGCGAACGCCTTGGGCCTCCGGTTCCTTCTCCCGAAGCCGCCGCAGCGCCTTCCGCATCTGAAAGCGCGAATGCAGCGCCTTGGTCAAAGGATGTTGCCAGCGAACCCCGTCCGCCTGCCTGCGCACCACAACAAAGAACTCCGTCGTCTGTTTCTGCTGTTGCATCGTTTTCTCCTTCTTCTGCCCGGATCACTCGCCGGGTTCTCGAGTCGCGGCATCCATGAACCGCTGAAACTGTAGATCGCGCCGCGCTATCTGGGCTTCCGGCGTCACCGGCTCGACAGCACCCTCCCAGAGCACGCGAGAGAATGCCGCCGCGACTTCCTCCTGGAGCCTGACGAGCTCGGCTTCGGTGTAGCGCCAAGGGAAATCAGGCCCGCCTGCCATGTCGTCGAAGGTCGCGAACAGGTTGGCCCTCGCCACCTGCCAGCAGTGCTCGCGGAACTGGCGTTCGTTCTCCATGAAGCCGCTCGGGCCGATCAGGCTCATGCCTGCTCCCTCTTCGCCGGCCTCAGTTCAATAACCTCCGCACCGCCCTTCTCGCACTGGCCGAGCACATCGGCCCATTTCTGCAAGGCTTCTTTGCGCTCCTCAAAATAGTCGTGCCGGTTGTAGATGCCTTCGACGCCCTTGATCTTGTGATTCAGGCAGCGCTCGGCAATGTGCGGTTGTGTCCCCAAGGCCTCCAGATGCGTTCTGGCTGTGCGCCTGAAGTCATGGACGACAAAGGGCTCGATACCCTTCATCAGTGGCAGCAGATAGCGCGAAATCGCCGATCCGACGGTATCAGTCGAAATATGCGGAATCATGCGCTCCTGCATCTTCCGCGCCGGCAGCAACCATGCTGATCCGTCACCGATACGCACCAGGTCACGCAGACATTCAACAGCCTGGCGTGACAGCGGTATATCGATTGCCACGCCAGTTTTCGTGCGCTCGGCAGGCAGATACCATACCGCGCCATCAAGATCGAACTCATCGACCCGTGCCGCGATCAGCTCGCTCTTGCGGACTGCCAGCATCAGCAGCAATTTGACGGCCAGTCCGTTCCGGAAATCCCATCCCTTCGCCTTGTTCATGGCGTCGAATAGCGCAACCAGATCGGGCTTTGTCAGCCATCGGCCGCGGCTTTCCTCCTTGCCTCCGGCGTCGGCAAGCTCGAAGGGAGCCGCCGGGTTGAACTGACACATCTGACGCTTGATGGCGTAGTCGAACATGCGCTTCACCCACCGCAGGACATCATTCGCCATCGTAGGCGCCCCGCGCTTGACGATGGCCTGCAACATCGCATCGATGTGCATGGGCTTGACCTCGCCAACCGGCAGCTTGCCGATGTTCGGCTTGATGTCCTTCTCGATGCGGCTGCGGACGATGTTGGGGTGCTTCCAGCGTCCGAGAATCTGCGCCTTGAAATACTCGTCGGCCAGTTCGCCCATGGTCATGACGAGCTTCTCGGCCTCGATCTTGCGGATGGCCTCGCGCTTCCGCTCCTTCTTCTCGCCGGCCGGGTCATAGCCCAATGCCACCCGGGCCCGCATTTCCTTGGCGGTCTTTCTGGCATCGGCCAGGCTCAACACCTTGTAGCTGCCCAGGGCGACGATGCGCTGCTTCCCATCCAGCCGATAGCGGAATATCCAATTCGGTACAGCGTCTGCCTGCCTGAATCGAAGCGTCAGCCCATCGCCGTCTCCGCGCTGCTCGAATCGCTCGCCGCGCTTGATCCAGTCACGAATCTGTAGGTCTGTCAGCTTGCCCAT